AGTGCAGTACGAGCAGCAGAAGCAGTCGTTGATCCTGTGCCGCCAGCAGTTAGTGGGATAGTATCTCCGCTAGTACCAGCTTGCAGGTCTTTAATCTGCTTCATCAGGGTACGGATTGCATCGTTTATTCCGCTAGGAGCGCAGCCCTCTGCAATATCAATCCCGTTAATATCGGTATTACTTGCGGCTGTTGCGCTGTATTCGCTAATTTTGGTTTTTGGCATTTTGTTTTCCTGTTAATCTTTAAGCTCAATAATTCCGTAGTTGCCCAATAGTTGAGCAGTTCCAGCCCACCGCTTTGCAGATGTTGGTGACATTTGACGCAGTTCTCTCAACTTCTTAATACCGTCAGGGCTAGTAATCATGTCCGCAATCTTACTAGCATCTCTAGCCAAACTGCGCTCCATTGCCCATTCGTTTATTTTAGTGCCAATGGTTTGCGGAGATAATACATTTCCTACCATTTTTGCAGCCATGCTCATTGGATCGGCTGCGGCTTCTTTTTCCATTTGCTTCATAATCTGCTGATTAAAGGCAGTATCAGAGCCTAGCTTTTTAACGCTACCCGCCGCCCGCAATACTTCTGTTAAGTCAGACAATGCCTGAAACTGTGATGGCTCTAGCGCTCGTTGCAGCATCTTCTTTCTATTGGTATCGCCTAATAGAATATTTGACCACGCATTACCAACATCGAGCTTCATGCCTTTTTGTTGTGCGGAAACCTTAGATGCTTGCTCCCATGTATCTTGCAGGTAAGCCCGTGTTACTGCTTGCCATGCTTCTGGGTTTGTAGAAGCTATCTGTTGTTTTACATAGCTAATAGTGTCTGGGCTGTTACCCTCAAACACACGTTTAGCAAACTGGTTTAGATTGTCAGGGCTAATTTGTGTAAGGCTTGTTCCTGTCTTACGCTGACCAAACTCGGTTAATGGCGCTGATAAATCTGCAAAGGCTTTGTTAGCATCTAAGTACAAAGGGTTTTCTCTGCCCATAGCGTTTACTAGATTTTCTTGAATGCCTTGCAGTTGGCGCTGGAGTTTAGCGTCTAACGCTCCAAACGACTCCTCTTTAAACAAAGCATCAATATTAAACTTAGCGTTTTGCAATGCTGGCAAACGATCTTCTAATACTTTTTGCTCAATTACATTACCCTGTGCATCAAGCCTTGGCGCATCTCTGTATAGATAAGATTTGATCTTATTAAGGGTAGCCGCCTGTTGACCTTTAGCTGTTTTAAGCTGTGAGTCAATGTCCATTACCACATCAGACACATTTACTGGTTTAGATCGATCAAACGCTGCACGATACAATGGTGCCGTTGCTTGTTCTCTAGCCGCTTCTAGCGTTTCTTTTCTGCCTTGTAATGCAGATAACCCCATTTGACCAGCTTGTGTAGGCTCATCTACCCGTGAGATTTGGGCTAAGAAGTCCTGTACTGCTGGTTGAATGTTCTCTACTTCTCGCCTTTCATAAAAGCGCTGCATTGTCTTAGAACTAGCAGGTATATTGCCCAGTACCTTTTGTTGAGCTTGCAAGCTAGATAAATCAGTTAGCTCTGCTGGTGTTAGCGGAATATTGGTCTTGCGTGATAGTTCGCCTAAACGATCTACACGACCTGGTTCTATGCTGCCAATATCTGATGCCAATCTACGCTCTCTAGCAACCCTAGCAACGGCTGGTACAGCTTCAAATGCGCCTGATAACAGACCAGATACACCGACCTCTACAGGATCAACCTTGCCACCTGTCATTTGCTCTGAAATCTTTTGGCGCAAATAATTAGACCCAGCACCAATTAGCCCTGTTACTGGGATATTAACTGCTGGGCTTAAAGGCGCAGTTGCTACGCCAGCCGCTACGGATGGAGCAGCTTCTAGCACATCTGGAGCATAGTAAGCAGCCGTTTCCAGTGGCATTACTACTTCACGATAGAATCTACCGTCATCGCCTTGGTACGCAATATTTCCATCAATTACTTTGTAGCGGCTTGCTGGAATACCCCTAGCTTCCGCAAACATCTTGATTGCGTCTTGCTTGTTTGTTGGTACGCCACCTTTAAAAGATGTGCTAATGCCAGCGCTTCTACGGGGATCAGCAATAGCTTCTGATTTCTTTGCTTTTTCTGCTCTTTGCGTTTGAGCCATACCAAGCATTTCATCGGTAACGCTACTAAGCGTTTCTCGTTGGCGATCTGGTGGTGGCGTAGTGCTAAAGCCTCTTAATAACTCATCAGTTACGCTCATAATTGCCTTTAATCAAGAAGTCCGAATTCGTTTGATAACTTGCTTCGTATTGCGGCTTTATCTTCTGGTTTTGTTGGGTCTAGCTTAAGCTGCTGAATAATCTCTGCTTCCCTTGCCCGCATTTTTGCTGGAATAGAGTCTACAGGAACATCCGTCAGCTTTAAGCCGTTTCTCTTAACATAACCTAATCGAGCCTCATACAGCTTGCCAAGCGCTAAAGTGTTGTTTAGCTTTGCTTGGAATTGAGTAGGAGAATCTTTTTGTGGGTCAGGAATACCAGCCCTAATACGAGCTTCTTCCTCGCCACTACCAATAGCAGCGCCAGTAATGTCGTTAATGTATTGGTTCAAATCACGCATACTGGTTTGCACAAATTGGCTATATTTTGTTACAGACTCTTTATCCTCAGGCTTTAAAGTGCCGCCCAAGCGCTCAGTTGTTGTTGCCAACTTCATTTTTGCTTGGAAGGGAATAGTTAAATACTCAGGCTCAAATTGCGACATTGTTCTTTGTAAGCCTACCCTAGCACGACCAATACCTAACAAGTCTTTATCTACAACATTAGTGCCTTCTTTTCCTACTGGCATTGCATTCGGGTTGATGCCGCCCATAAGTGATGCTGTTCTAGTTTTTTGCGCTTCTTCAATACTTCTTGCTGCTCTTTGCTGGTCGGATGATAAATTTTCAAAAACAGTAGTTCCGTAATTGTTTTTCATCCACGCACGAGTTAATGGGCTAAATTCAATAGGCTTTTCATCGCTACCCATTCCAGCAATATCAATACGAAATGGCGTTCTACCCCTAGCTATTTCAACCAATGATTGACCGCCGCTAGGAGTAGTTAATTTTTCATATTTAGGCTGGTTTAACTTTTCTTGTTCTAGCATTGCTTTTTGGCGTTCAGCTAACTGAGTCTGTTGCTGCGCTAGAGTGCCTTGGTATGCTTGTTGACCTGCCATAATGCCAGGCGCAATAGATTGCAAAATATTACCTTGTGGCATACGGCTTGGACCGCTAGCAGCAATAATGCCTAAACCTGTGTTTAAGAGTCCAGCCCGTTGCGCCATTTGTTGATTGCGCCGTATATCTTCTTCACCGAGCAAGCCGGGTACAGGCTGTTGCTGTTGCGGTGGGAATAAGTAATCTAAATAACTTGCCATTTATTGCCTCACAATAGTGAAATTGGTTGCTTTTTCTTCATCTTAGGTGCTAATAGCGCAAGAATAGGATCAGATACATTTGGTGCTTGTCCTTGCCGCATACCAACGGAAGTTTGTTGACCGCCCTGTGGTTGCTGTGGAGATAAACCGCCCATCATTTGATTAGCCAATAATGCCTGTCTTGGGCTAATTGAAAATGGGTTAGTAGTTCCAGCTAGACCAGCAGCTTGTTGCGTTGCCAACATACCAGATGCACTACCAGCCCCAGCCAAAGTTCCAAAAGCAGCAGGGGCAGCCATAGCCGATGGAGCAGCCATACCAGCAGCAGCGCCACCTAAACCTGCGGCAGCTTGACTTGCAGCAATTCCGCTTGTAGAGCCAGCAGCTAAACCAGTAGCGCCAGTGCCAGCAGCAGTTAGCCCTGTGCCACCGCCCATGCCAGCAGCACCAGCACTACCAGCAGCCCCAGCCGCACCTGCGCCAAGTCCATAATACAAACCAGCGCCGCCAGCAGCCAAGCCAGCAACCGTACCCCAACCGCCTGGCACGGATTTGCGTACCCCTTTGTCTAAATCAGCTAAAGATGATCCGATGCCTGACATAATTATCCTAAGAGTCCAAGACCTGCGCCAATACCAGCGCCAACTCCGGCGCCTAATCCTGTGCCACCGCCTAATGCTGCGCCAGTCAATGCACCGCCTAGAACATTACCTAGTTGATTACGATAAACAGGGGTAGTCTGTTGCATACCTGATGGAGCGCCATAAGCGCCAGACAAGTAGCTTTGTAACTTCATATATGGGGATTGCTGGGCAAAGTTAAAGCGATTGACTGCATCAGCCATAGCAGCTTCTTGGTAGCCTTCTGCGGCTTGACCTGTCTGTAGCAACTGGTTAATGTCGGTGTAATCTGCGCCAGCTAAACCAGGTGCTGCGCCGATCATAGTTTGTTGTCTGCCTCGCTCGGTGTCGTAGTTTGCGTATGCTAATTGACCAGCAGTATTTGTAAGTGCGTTAGCAAATACACCGCCAGCACGATCTAATGCAGTACCCATAGCACCAGAGCCATAACGACCAGCACGACTAGCGTTGGATAAAGCTGCTTGAGTTGCGTCTTGATATGCCGTTTGAGCGCCAGCAGTAGCGCCTCTAAATGCGCCTTCAAAGAAAGGGTTTCCACCTAGAAAGTTTCCTTGTACTGTGTTTAATGCTTGTTGCTGTGCAGCAGGAACTAAGGGATTGCCCATAGTCGCCCGTTGTTGCGCTGCGGTTAAAGCTGCTTGAGTTTGCTGCGATGGACCAACATAGGTCTGCCCTGGGTAATACTGTGGCATATCAGGGTTCTGATACAGCCGTGTTGATTCCTCAAGTCCATACTGGACAAAAGGGCGCATGATTGGATCAAGCTCTGTCCTCGTTACGGTATTAGTACCGCCACCACCACCGCCACCTGTACTCATTCTATCTCCTTAACCCAACTCTTAGGTTTAAATCCAAATTTAGGAGCGACCCGATTCCAACCTGATCGCCACGATTCAAAAGTAACATATCTGCTACCGCCAGCTTTGGCAATTTCAGAAACGCACTCGACTGCGCTTTTGAAATGTCCAACACTATTTGCCCAACCACACCAGCAATGCAGAGCATCGCCTTTTGGCTCTAATACTGTAAACCCTACTGCTTGATTGTCTACTGAGAACACCCACATCATAGACCTGCCATTCATGCAATCTGTATATACATCTTCTGGAATCCAGCTTTCCGGTGACTTCCTGAGTATTTCCTCTAATCCTGGTCTAACAAACGCCCACCATTGCCGTAGTTCTTGTGGATTAACGAGCGTTTTTTGCATACCACAATTTTAACGAATTATCCAACTAAAATATATCCGTATGTTTTATTTGCCGTATTGTTGGAATAATGGCTAATTGTTGCTGATCCCTGAGTCTGGGCGCTGACATAAACATTACTAAGACTGCCGCCTGATATGGCTTGCATAGTCGCAATAATAGATGGGGTCGCTGGTCTTGTAGGGCTTGTTTGTGCTGCCGTTTGCTCTATACGAACAAGAGTATCTTCTGCTCTCCACACAATTTCTACATAATCGTTTGCCGCTAGTTCTACAAAGAAGTTTAGTGCCGCAATAACATAACCAAAAATGCTTGCGCTCTTTCTTGCAGGTACAGTAAATTGACTATTTGAATTAGCTATGTTTGTGCCATTCTTTCTAAACCATATATCAACCGTATGCTGATTATTGTCTTGATTTTCTAGCTGTGCGCTGAATTGCAAGTTATAAACCCCAGCATTTCTTACATTTAATCTACTGCTATTGGACAGATAAACCCCATTGGAGTAGTCTGTTGTATTAAAGGTCATTGGGTAAGCAACAGATGTGCTTGCTGCCGCTTGGTCGGTAGAGTCTTGAAACGCACCATACGGAATAGAGTCTGTAAAAGCACTAGCAGAATAAGGCACTAATACAATCTTAGTATCAGGACTTATACGCTCATCAAACAGCGTTGTCGTTGTTGCGTTACCTGTAGCTAATGTAATCGTACCCGTATTGTTGGTCTTACCGTTCATAATCTGACGGACAATCTCGGCTACATTTCGAGGGTCTGATCCAAATTGGGGTAGCGTTCTAAACATTATCGTGTGCTTTGTTGTGCAATATCTACATCTACAGCAAGGGCAAAGTTCCACAATCCGCTAGGAATTGTACGAATACGGTGATACCGACCAGAAGATCGTAAGCCTATTCTGTTCTCTGCGTCTGCCGCTACTGGGCTAGAGAAAGTTAGTCCATCGTCTAGGTTTAGGCGTGAAGCAATAGCTACTGATCCAGAGCCGCCATCAATAATGGGTCTAGCAAGCGTAACCAAAGACTGAGCATTAGTTAAGGCAAAATCACCCGTAATTAAAGATGCGGTCTTTCTCGCTCCAGTAAAGGATATTGCTCGATTGCCTGATACGCCAGCCAGCAATAGCGCACCACCAGCCCATTGGCGAGAGTCTAAACTAACGCCTAATGAGTCTAATGTTCCAAACAAATCTAGGCTTTCTAAAGCGGTAGATGGGGTATAGACATTGTTAATAAAGTTAGCTGATGTTTCTGCATAAGACCAACGACCAAGCGTGATGTTATAAATCAACTGCTTTTTAGTCGCAAAGTTGTCTGTGTAGTTCCAAATAACCAGCTTTTTAAGAGGGTCTACTGCAACTGACATCTCGTCTAGCTTATTTAGATTTACATCCGAAAAGAAAAACTTATCTACCTTTTCTGTGCCAATCGGCTTAACTGATTGACCATCGCAACTATAGAAACCATCGTCTGACAAGAAGAAGGTAACGGATGCGTACTGACCTACTGAGTTAGGCGTAATACAGCCTAATCCTCTAGCGATAGAGTCAAACTGAAAGAAGAATGGCGAACCAATGTAGCTCATACGAACAATCGAGCGCTCCATCAAGATTAAGCCAAACTCGCCACCTGTAATGCCCATTACATCGCCACCGTCTGCTATATCTTGCGTATCAGACTGACTCCCTGCGCCTGATGTCCAATCGGTTTCATCGTTAATATCAGACCAATAAACACGGTTAGGATAAGTAACAGTATTAGCAGCCACTACAAAGTCCCGTACTACGGTTACATATCGTGCTGTTGGAGCAGCAGCGTTTAGATCAGCAAATGCACTAGACGATCCTAATGTCCATCCTTGTAACTTATTTGCGCCATTGGCTGCAATAACAACATTACCAAATTGAGTAAAGTAAAAACGCTCACTTGTAGCGGTTGAATACCCACCAGACTTAGACACATCAACTAGATTGTTATTGGCAGAATTGTATCTAAACAGCTTAGTCATGCCAGAGCAAAACAAAGAAGATACAGCGTTCTTTTTGGCGGCAAAGATGTTTGTTAAGTTTTCGCTTGCAGCGTTAGACAGGTTGGTTTCTAAAGGCAAGGCAGAATACCCATTAGCAACAGGATATACATTCTTAGCCTCTGTCATTACACCAGCAACGCCAGGCTGGTCAGGTAGCCATTCTGTAAAGTTTACCCTTGTTGTTGCCATTGTTGAGTCCCTGTATTCTGTACTGTCCATGTGTTAGAGTCAGCGTTTACTGATGTCCATGTGTCTGATCCAGCGTTTTGCGTAGTCCAGTTGGTATCGCCAGCCGTTTGCGTTGTCCATGTGTCATCTTCTGCTGAATCGATTGACCATTCTTGCCCAAACTTAAATCCGTTCGCAGCTACCAAGGCATTGCCACTAATCTGTACAAAGGCGCTGGTAATTAACCTACCTTGCACCGCAACATTACCACTAGCATTGATCTCGGCAAAGCCTGAGTATGTCATGCCGCCAAGACCTGCCATTGATCCTGTGCCGTTTAATTGTGCATTAGCTAAAGCAACCCGTATAGAATCGCTCTCAACGCTTGCTGTGGCGTTTATTGCGGCATCAAAGTACACAACCCTTGTCGAGCCACTAGAAAGGCTTGCAGAGCCGTTTATAGCCACTTCTGCACTAGCAATATATACCCCATTTGTAGCTACATTGGCGCTACAAACTATCTCAGCCAGTCCGCTACGCAATGCACTTGCATTACCGTCTAAGTTGGCATTACCTGTTATTTGTATGTTTGCAGTTCTAAGTGCGCTGCCTAATGCGTCTACTGATGCTGCGCCGTTTATCTCAGCGTTTGCGTTGGCTAATCGTATGCCTTCGCTAGTAACATATAAGTTACCATTGATTTGGGCTTGACCGCCTAATGTACGCTCTGCCGAGGCGAGTAAGATTGTATTAGCATCTATAGAAACATTGGCTAAGTTAATGCAAGCGGCTGAAACCCATAAGTCTGAGTCCAGCGACAGCGTTAAGCTATCTAAGCTGCCAAAGTTATCTAGCTGTTCTAATGTCCAAGGTCCACATACCTTACCATCATAAAAACTGTTATCTAACGAATAAGGTACATTTTCTATAGAGCCATAGACATCTAACTGCTCTAGGCTATATGGCATTTAGTCAAGAGTGCAGGTAAGAGCGCCAGCAGTAATCTTAAACTGATCGCCTGTACCAATAGCCTTAGACGAGTTCAATATGGTATGGAACAACAGATTGCCAGAGGTTACATTGTCATGCAGACCGATGTGGCTGATTGTTCCCCAATTGTCGGTGGATTGGCTAAAGGTTACATCTGCGCTATTTGTAGCTACACCGTTTGATGGTGCGTTAAACGATACAGCGATACGAGCGTAAGAGCCGCCAGTACACTCTGTGCCGCTACCAGCATCGGTAGGGTCAGAAGTAAACAAGCCTACAAAGCAGGTTGTTGGGCTGGTATAGCTGGTATTGCGGAGAACTGCGTTTAAGAGTGCGTTCTCTAGGTAATTGCTAAATTCAGACATTTAATGCTCCTTTAGGAAACGATCATTCGTAACGGCACTCCAGCGTACTCTGAGCCTTCGTCTGCTACATTTATGTTATTGATAGAACGGTCATACAAACTAGCCCAGACTTGTAGACGGGCATCATTCATAAGGTAAGGCTCGGCTTCTGCTAAAGCGCCATACAGCAAGGCATCAGCACAGTTGGCTAGGAATACATTGCTTGCAACGCTATCTGACAGGTAATCAGGTTTTGCGTAGTAAAGCATCTTTAGCGTATAAGCAGAATCAGGTACAGGCGCAAACTGAAACTCGCTTGCCAATACGGTGTAATTAACTGGTACTCCGCTATCTACTGAG